CATTCTATCCATAACATAGATAGAAAAATTATATTGTATTTGCTTTGCTAGTATCTGTGCATCTACTAAACTAAAAAACATAGCAGGATAAGTAACCTCACCATTGCTAAGTCTTTCCCACACATCACCGAAATACACGAACTTAATTTGCTCGTGGTTGTTTCCGAATGTTGTTATTTGCTTTACTATTTGATTGAGTGTTAATCCCATTATTTTTTGTTTTTTCTAAATAAACTTTTAGCTTATTTTGATTTTTAATGTTTGCTTCTTTGCTCATATTAACATCCTATTTTGCCCTGATACTTTTGTTCTAAGTTTTTATTCTCATAAACATTATCATCTTCTAAATATAAAGATGAAGTATAACCCTCTAAATCAGGAATGATTGTATCTATCCCACTTGTAAAGTTTAAATATTCAGGGTACAAAGTATTGTTTTGTCTTAAATATTTAATCAATCTTTGCTTGTAAAATTCTGCTCTTGTCCTGTATCTGTTAGCCACATCAATCATATCTTGCATTGATGGGTTCTCTGTATTGTCTCCTGACTTTCTTAATAAACCTTTGTTATAAAACTGATATGATAACCCCATAGGTAATTCACTCATAACATAATAAATCAAACAATCGGCTATATAATTATTTAGTAATAAAGTTTCGTCTGCATTTAATGTTGAACCGTTTATTGCACTTTGCAATTTATTATATAATGTACTACCCAATGCAGGTAGTATATACATATCTTGCGCCGTTTTAATTTCCGGCAATATTAATTTCTCATCCACGTTTGCGTGTAAGCCGGTTCTATCTTTTATCCCTTGTACTGATATGAATAATATATTTAATGACATTTCTTATTTTTTTCTTGTTACTATATTTGTGCGCCACTCGTGTCTGCAAGATTCGCTAATTGTTCCGTTATCGTTCCACCATCCACCTCTCCTATCCCAAACAGAATATCCTAATCTTGCACTCATCATTTCAATATCACTTCTGCTATAAATTTTATTAGCATCTAGTAAAGCTACACAGAAAGGTCTGCTATTAGTTTTATCAGAATTATTAAATCCTGCTATCCATTCATAAGAATACCTAACTAATATTTCAGTCGTTTCCGGTTTTACTTTGCCTACTGTTTTAGATAATGGTTGCGTTAATTCTCTTGAAACAATTATATTGCTATTAATTCCTTTACCTATTTTTGTTTCAGTAGTTTTTAGGATATTTCTATCTTCTAAATCCTTTAATATTGAATTGATAGTATTTACATCTTCATCTAAAACTTCTGCCAATACCTCAGGGGTTACATCTTTTTGTTTAGAAATTTGGTCTAATATGTCTGATTCTAATTGTGTAACATCAGCGAACATATGAAAGTCGGATTCATCACTAAATCTTTTCTTAGATTTCCAAACATTAAACGCATCCTTGCTTTCACCAAATTCATAAAATACACCAAAGTCTTGTGCTGCAAATTCTGCATCCATCTCATCTGAACCTAGCCAAGTGTTTACCTCATCATCACTTAAAGCATATCCTGTTTTAAGCATTGCACTTGCTTGTTCTCTATTGATTTTACCTTTAGTAAACTCACGAATGATACGTTGCATATTCTGCCACTCACGACCTTTTAAACCTTTGATATGCTCGTTAACTGATAAGCCTTGTGCCGGAACTATTGCCTCAGCAGTAGGTGCGTATTTAGTCATATCAATACCAATCTTTTCTAATATCCATTCTTTAGGTGCTACTTCTTTAATAGTTTGCTCACTAAACTCAATTCCTATTGGTTCAGTAGGGATAATCTTTATTTCAGTTGTAACATTTTTATATTTAGCTAACATATTAAATACACTTTCCAAATGCATTTGTTTAGCATTTACATATGTGTTTTTAAATATCTCATAGCCATCACGCATCTCTGTTCTGCTGCCTAGCTTACCGGCTTCTGCAATACCCATAATTGATGGGGTCGTAACCTGATGACCACTAAATATGTTAGTCTGTATTAATTCATCTACTCTGCCAAAATCTTCTTTTGTTAAATCACTTGTACCCAAATCATCTACGACAGGCTTCCTAGATATATCATTGACAAATGCAATCATATATTTTTTACCGTCTGCACCACTATAAGTTTTTCTTAATCTGTTATCTACATTGCGCTTTTCCTCATCATTAGGCTCACCATTCGGTAAGGTAATAAGTTTACTAGCAGAAAACCCTGTCTGTGCATTTCCTAAGATATGCTTAGAAACTTCAATGTCAGATTCAATATAATTTAATGCAGCAAAATAACTAGGTAATCCATAGATACCAATATTAGGTCTGTACTCTTTTATGTACAGAATTTGTTTGCCTGTTGGTTGCTTAGGGTTAAATGCAGCCACAACTAATGGCTTTACCTTATTGTCTTTCCAATCTTCCTTATACCAATACTGTGTATTGTCTTTGTTAGTTCTTATCTTAACATAATCACAATGCCATAACTCGGCAATGTTACCGGCTAAATCCCAAATAACTTCTAAATAAGCACCACCAAATATTTCAACATCTAAAGATACCTTTCTAGTTAAATCGTTTAAAGATTCAACCCTGTTAGCTTTATCTATAAATGCCTGTGCATCAGGTTCACCTGACCAACCATTGCCGGTAATATAATGCACCTTACTTTTAATAATGGCACTATGCTTTGATGACTTATTGTATAAGTCAACTATGTATTCCGGATAGTCGTTATTTTCTCCGTATTTAATATATCCACCATCTACACCCTTTTTCTCTTTGAATTCAGGTTGCCTAGCCTCTGCGAATGTTAATACTCTTAAATCTATCATTGTCTAATTGTATAAGTGTCTGTTGTTGTATATTGGTTATATGTTAGCGTTGAACCTGAAAGCCACATAATACCTGTTTCTAGCTTGTTTAAGCCTGTTGGATTTAAGTTGCTAGTACTTGCTTGTTCGTACACTTCGTAGGTATATTGACCCTCTAATGCAGCACTAAAGCTAGTGTTAGTAACAATTGTAAATTCATTGTATCTATCCTTGTATAAACTTAAATCAGATGTATTTAAAACCACAAATTTAATAATGTTATTACTACTTCTATTTGTAAACACAAATAAATAGTTAGGTGTAACTAATAACTGCTTTTCAGTTAAAGTCATTATGATTGTATTGGTCTGTCCCTTAGTTAAATGTATCATCTATTATAAATAGCAATAATAATAATATTTACAAAACAAGTAGGTAAAGCCATTATTTGACTTATAAATTAGAAATATGTTTCTAAAATGCCATTATTTGACTTATGTTTTTGGAAAAATTCATGCAAATTAGAACTATAATTCTAATATCTTGTTGTATCTATATTATAATAAGTGGTCATTAAAGCAACATTAGAATATAGTTATGTGACTTATAAGATACTTTCTGGGCGCAAAGTAAAATATATAAGCGCAAATGTTAAATAATGTGGGTATAATATGTAAAATGTTGTAACAAAATTATGGTAGATATGTCACTGATTTATATATAATTGTGACAAAATTTGTTAATTGTTAGTAGTAATAATACTGAAATGTCCACTTTTTTATGCCGTTTACGGAAACGTGAACTATTGAATAAGGTGAACAAAAAACCCCCACCTAGAAAACTAGGCAGGGGAACTAACTATGAAAAACTGTAAACTATCCTGCAGTTGTAAGAGCAGCAGCTACTGTACTATTAACCTCAGGTGCTAAAGCAGGTTCAGCTCCTGTGAATGTTAATGTATAACCACTTCTGTCTCCCTCAGCAGTACCTGTTGCAGCACTACCGGCAGTCAAATCCAATGACCTTGTTTTACCTAGCATAAAGAACTTACCATTGTTGTCTTTAGCAACTGCTGTAAGACTATTTTGTGCTAATAAAAGAATTTCATTTCTCGTATTTGCTTGTAATTTATTTAAGATTATTGTTAATTCAGGAGTGAAAAACAAGGTACCATTTTGAACATTCGATGCTACGTTTTCAGTAAACATTGAAGTTCCTTTTGTTAACTCATATTTATAAAACTTCTTACCTGCAGCTTTTACTAAAGCAGTAATAACACCACTAGCTTCTGTACTTGAAGTAATATCCGAACTTGCAATAAAATAAACCTCTGTAATTCCACCTAGGGAATCACGACAATCAAGGGTATATCCTTGTGTTAATGCACACGCCATAATATTTTATTTTATTTTATTTAAAAATGGGGAGTGTATTTCAACTCCCCTTTATAATTAGATAGCTACTTTTACAATCTCATCAGGGAATGCAATGTTCACACCCATTTTGAATTCTGCTGCAAAACGTACTTCATCAGCCTCTTTAGCAAAGAAGATTTCAAATTTTTCTTCTTCGTTTAATAAGTCTGTACCTAAGAACAAATTGCTTAAACGCATTGCGTAAATATCATTTGTACTATTTAAACCTTCTACTGCAACTACTTTAATTGGAGTCCCCGGCAATACGAATTCACTATCAGCTTTACCATCAAAAGAGTAGTTAAACATATTAGCATTCTTCAATGCAATAGTGTAAGTACGGAAAGTATCTTGACCAACAAAGATAGTCATATCATCAGCAGCTACTACTTTAGCAGGGATTGCTTTGTAAACACCATCTAACAAACTAACTACGTTAGCTGCAGTGATAGATGTTAATGGAGCACCTGAAACATATCCTGATACGTTAGCATCAACTACACCACTAGCAGCACCAATCAATTTGATTAAACCATCAAACTTGTTTAAGTTACCGTTAGCAGAAGCAGTATCACCTTGCCAAATAGAAGTCTCTAATTGAGAAGCAATTGTTTTAGCTTTTCTATCAGCATAATCTTGCTCGAAAGGAATTGAATCATACTGAGAACCTGTTGGTAAAGCCTTTTGTAAATACTTAGCTTCTAATGCCTTTGGACATAAAGCCTCTTGAACTTTGATTTTACCTACTGTTACAGTTCTTTGTGTGAAAGAAGTTGTACCTGATGCGTTCCAACCACAAGACCCACCTGCTTGGAAAAAAGCATCTGTGTCCATAATATTAATGGTTTCTGCTGATTTAACACCAACCATTACGTTACCTGCACTCTTAATTAAAGCTGCAGTTTTTGCTCCTAATACAGAAGAAGAAACCAATAATGCTTCGTTCTCTTTTGTATAATTTGTTAATGTACTTACTGAAAATGACATTTGTTATAAATTTATTTGTTTAAAATTGCGTTTCTATATTTCTCTAATCTCTCGTATTTACTATCATTAGTACTTACATAAGATTGAAATGCGTTTGCTGCTTTTTGAGTAGGTTCAGCAGTTGGGGTATTTGAAAGTGCTTCTACTAATTCAGCTACTTGTGCAAATCCCTCTTTTACTTTGCTCTCTAATTTAGCAATCTTCGCATCTAATTCCATTTTTTTCTTCTCATAATCATCCTTTAACTCTTGAATCATTGCAGTTGTATCTTGCGCAGGTTCAACAGGTTCAGCCGGTGCAACAGGTTCTACTTCAATAACATCTTCTTTAGGAGATGCTATTTCAACGATTACACCTAATTCATCAACTTGGATAATTGTACCATCCAATAGTTGATGCTCACCTTGTGGAGCAGGAGTGCCATCAGCCATCTCTACCATACCACCAATTTCTAATGCAGAAATCATAACCTTAGTACCATCTACTAAAGAATATTCAGCCATTTCTACCTTTGTAACTGTAGGCTCTACAGGTGCAACAGGCTCAACAACTTGTGGCATATCTTCGAATAATGCCTTGATTTGTTTTAATGCTTCTTTTGGATTCATTTTATTTTTCTTTAAATGTCAATATATAGCCTAGTTTATCACTTAACCATTTATCCCTAATATTTACCGTTCATCACATTTTTTAAAAAAGGTGCCTAATTGTTTGGAAGATGTACAAAACCTGTGTACTTTCGTTATGTAATCAAATGACAAACACTATGAGCCACAAGATTCTCCCCCCTCCGATTGAAGTTAAGATGTTTCTGCTTTTAATCGTTTCTGCTATCATTTCAATATTTATCCAATCATTAATCAAATAAATCAATAATTATGAAAAAAGAACTTTACATCAACTTAGGTTACATTGGTCAACATGCTGAGATTTTTCAAGAACTATTTAAAGGATATTCAAAAGAACCAAATCAGTATGGATATTTTCTTTTATTTGAAAATTTTACTCATCTAGCTTGTAATGAGGGCGTAATGTGCATTACTAATTGTTTTGAAAATGAAGAACATTTTAGAGAGATTTTAAATGGAAAATTGATTTGGGAATTTTTAGAAAATAAATTAATTAATAAATAAAATATAAACTATGAAAAATTTAATCGCAAAGTATGAAGGTCTTGGTTATCATCTTTCAATCAAAGAAAAACCACTTATTATTGCTTATTGTGTAAGAATCAAAAGTAAAGCAAGATTTCCTAAGCCTTTATTTAATTTCAGATTCAGAAGCATTGAAAGAATGAATGAATTCTGTACTGAATGGATTGAAAGAGTAGAAACTAATATCAATTCACAAAATGAATTAAAAGCTAAAAAGAAAGAAGCACAAAAGGTTATGAACCACAATTTCAAAGAAGGTATGATTCTTTACAATAGTTGGGGATATGACCAAACTAACATTGACTTCTATCAAATTGTTAAATCTAAAGAAAAATCAGTAATTTTAAGAGAAATTGCTAGTAGCACTGTTGCAGGTTCAGAAGGTTTTATGAGTGCAAGTGTTAAGCCTGTTAAAGATTATTTTGTAGGCGAACCAATTCTTAAAAAAGTTAATCTTTCAGTAAATTATAATGGAAGCATTAGCTATCACATTGCAGCTAAACATGGTTGTTTCTGCGAGTATGCAAATGCAGAATCAGGAGTTTACTCTAGTTGGTACGCTTAATTAAATATGAATAAAATAAAATATAACTCACTAGCCCTTGCTGCTGAATACCACAAGTATCAGCAGTATGGGGTTAAACCTTATCTGTATCATTTATTAGATGTATGGTTTGAAGCAGAAAGGTTCTGCAATCAGAATAATATAAAAGGTCTTAAAATGGATATAATACTTTCTGTATGTGCATTACACGATATATTAGAAGATACTACCTTATATGAAAGTAAACTTAAGCAAATAAGTAATAAAGTTTATACTAATGTTAAACTGTTAACTAAAAAACCACCATTAGATAGATACTATATTGAAATATCAAAAAGTGAAATAGCTTCAATAGTAAAACTATGTGACAGGATATGTAATGTTAGGGAATGCATAAAGAATAGAAACTACCATAAACTAAAAAAGTATATATCTGAATCAAATAAATTCAAGATTATATACTCTAATATTAATAAGCCTTTATCTAATAAGTTAGAAAGGCTTTATTTAAAAGGGAAGCTAATTAGTATTTTTCGTATTCAGCCTTACTAATCATTTTGCCTTCTAAAATAGCATCAACCAATTTGTTAGGTGCACCTTCTACTTTGTATGGGGTCGCACCTTTTTCTTTAGCTTCATAACCACCCTTAGGGATATTTCTAAAAGCAACTTCTTCAAAAGAATTCTCAAAGAATACTTCTTTCCCATTGGCAATTTCACTAAGTAAGTTCTCATTTCTCATATACACAATTTACTAATATTATTTGATTATTACAAAAAATTACTGTAATATTTTTTGGATTCTTTCTCTATTTGTTTTCTTTGCTTATCATCTTTACCTACTACTAATCCACGATATTTTTCGTATAACTCGTGCCCTTTGCCACCTTCAATACCAACTTGCTTTTTAATTTCATTATACTTTTTTTCACCTAGTATCAATTTCGCATTTTCAGGCTTTTCCTTAGCATAAATCATTTTAGGTGTATTTACCTGTATTTCTGCAGTTAGTCCATTAGAAGTCTTTATATTGATAAGATTGCCACTATAACCTAAAGGATTAGATTCGTGTGTCTGTGTTTTAATCCTGCCATTTCCATTAGCTACTCTAGGGTCATTACTTAAATCCTTTATAATGTTTTGCATTGCTACAGGGTCATCAGTAATAATAGTATTTCTTACAGAATCTTTAATGTTACCTAGATTCCCATTTTCTTCTGTATTAGTTTTTCTTACAATAGAATCTGCTGATTTCATATTGATTGGAGTTACAACTGCACCATATTTTTCTGCTAAATCTTTACCTAATTTATCTACCTCAGGTGCTGCATCTTGTGCTTTAGAAACTAAGTCTTTTACATCTTCATCTTCAACAGATACGGTTTTGCCACCACCTGTTGATTCTTTATCACCACCACCCTCAGGTTGCCTACCACTTCCCGGCCCTCCTAATTCAACTCCTTCTAATATTTTATATATTTCACTCATTACCTGTTGTTCTTTTGAAACTTTAGGTGAGTAATTAAATATACCCTCAATTGAAAATCCGTTCACGTTCCCTTGCTTTACTTGATTCCATACATCCTCATTTTCCACTAGCATAGAAACGAACCAACTGCCATCCGGTGCATCCTCAAATCCTTTCATTGGGTGTATGCCTCTTGTCTTATCACTAATAAAACTCTCAAACATTGTTACCCCTGTTTCAATTTGGTTAGGGTCGTGCATTAGGTTCACATTGTTTTGATACCCTTTTTTAAAATACTTTTGCACAATCTTAACAATCGTGTCTTTAGAAAAAGCAACATAGTAATCACCAAAATTAGCGTCACTTCTAAAGATAGGAGTATCAGCCAACATAGCGCAGCCACTAATAATATGCTTATCTTCACTAACAATTTGAAACTTCTGTTCATTTTTAAATGCATTCCAATTCTTTTGAATTGCAGGTCTATCTACTAATGAAACGAATTGCACCTCTGCATCATCATTTAAATCATCAGATATTTCCAACATATATAAAGGTAATTCCATAACTATAAATATATTTATTTTAAATATTAACTAAATCGTGCCCTTTGTTTTATTGCCTCAACTCTTTGTTGGTTGCTTGTAACATCAGTCTCAATCACATATGCCCTTACTGCTTGATTGCCCATTTGGTTAATTGATGCTTGACTTATGTTTGTAGTTTGTGCTTGTGGTGCAGCCGGTGTCATAGGTGCAGATGTAGATACATTTGGCATATTAGGATTCCCACCACCACTAGCTGATGGAACTTTTACTGCTAATATATTTTTAACTGCACTAAATCCTGTCATTGCAGCCATAGCTACTGCAGGAATTGCTGCTGGGTAACCTAATTTAACACCTGCTGCAATACCTTGATATGTACTAATTAACGCACTTGCAACTGCTAATGTTTTACCTGCCGAAGTTTGCTTACCTACTAAATCAGATGCTTGTGATAATGCTTGTGCAACTCCTTGTGCTAAAGCAATTTTAGCATCTGCTTCTTTTTTATCTATTTCTTTTCTAGCATTTGAATTGGCTTCAACTCCTGCGTTGTATGCATTTTCTGATATTAAATTTTTATCAAAATATTCTTTTAATAATAAATCTTTTTTATCTAATAATTCCCTTTCTAAATCAAATTTAGCAACATTCTTTGCTATCTCTTTATCTAATGTAGCAATATCTTCTTCTGCTTTCTTTTTATCTGCAACTAATTTTAATGCATCTAATTCAGCATTTTCTTTTAGTTGAAGTGCAGCTTTTAAAGCAATCTTTTGTTCTGCATTATATGTTTCATTTTTTTCAATATCTTGATATTGTAATAAATAGTTTGCTTCTAATTGCTCTTTAGCTTTTTCATATTCATTCTTAATACCTATTAACTTGCTTTCAAGTTTTATTTTATTTAATTCTTTTTGAAATAATTCTTCTTTTGCTAAGTCTTGTTTTTTAAACTTTTCATTTATTACATCTTTTTCAGCTTGTTCTGCCTTTGCTAAATCACCATTATCTTTTATTCCTGCTTCTGCAAGTTTCTTTCTTTTCTCTGCATATGCTTCTTCTATTGTTTGAATCTCTTGCTGCTGTTGTGTCTTTAGTTTTTTGTTTGCTTCGTGTAATATAGCATTTGCCTCTTGTAATTTCTTATCAATTTCTGCTTGACTTTGTGCTCCCTCTTTTCCTGCTGCTTTATCTAAACCTTGAACTGATAATATATATCCTGCTCTTTTTTCTTTTAAACCATTTAATGTTTTTTCTGCTTCTTTTATTGTTGCATTACCTTCTGATTCAACTTCTTTAGGGTCAAACAATTGAGTAACTAAACTATCATTACTTGCTTGCATTTGTGCAGCAAGATTTGTAGTCTTACCCAATGCTTTATTTATAGCATCTAATAATTGCCATAATAACTTACTAGGAGTAGCAATGAAATCTAATATACCTTTTAAAATATCATAGTTTCTTTTTGATGCTTGTAATTGTAAATCTTTAGTAATCTTAGCATTTTGCAAAGTAATTTCTGCAGCTTTAATTGCTTCATCACTTTGTTTAATTTTGATATTAAGAATTTCCCTTT